CAGCCGCAACAGCGGCAGGACTCAGCCGACCGGCATCCGCGACGAAGCCCTTGATCGTCTCGCCGAGCTGCTGGACCGAGGCGATGGCCTGTGAAAACGGGCCACCGGTGCCGAAGCCGGCCTGCATCTCGGCCGCAACGCCGTTGAAGCCCTCGGAGAAGACCGCCGTTACGCGAGCGACATAGGTCTGGTAGCCCTTCATCAGCCGGTCGGCGAGCGCCTGATCACCACCGTCGCTGGCAGTCTTGATCGCCTGCTTCGCTTGGGTCAGCGCGTCAGAGATCTGCTTCCCGATGTTGCCGATCGAGCCGCCCTCGAACGTCAAGGCGAGCTGCTCGATCTGCGGCCGCGCCTGATCCAGCGCCTCGCGTCGGGCCTGGAGCTCCTGCTGGAGCTGCTTCTTGGCCTGCTTCTTGGCCTGCGACTCGCCGAACAAGCCGCCCAGAAGGCCCGCGCCGCCACCGACGAGCGCACCGATCGGACCGCCCACCATATAGCCGGCCAGCGCCCCACCGGCCGCGCCGACGAGCGGGCTTTGGCTACTGTACCCGATAGAGGCGCCAGCTCCTGCCGACGTCAGCGCGCCGCCCAGCGGTGAGGACAGGATCCCGCCGCCTGACCGCGACGGCTTCAGTGCCGTGCTCAGCGCCTTACCGATGCCGCTCTCCGCGCCGATCCCGAGCGTCTCGGTGATCTTGTCGACGTCGAACAGCTTGTTGAGGTTGAGGCTGCCCCCGAGGAGTCCGCCGAGCTGCCCCTTCTCGGTCGAAGCTGTACCGAGCAGGCCGGCGAGCGGCCCTTCGCCACTGATTACCGCGCGGAGCGAGTTCGCCGAGAGGTTCTTGGCGACCGTGTCGAAGGCCTGCCCGATCTTCTGGCCGCCCGCCAGAATGTCGGTGATGAAGCCGGTGAACTCGCTCGCGAGTTCGCGCTGGCCGTCGCGCATCCGCTGCTGCGCCTCGGCGGCCTTGTCGTAGGACACGCTGAGCCGGGCGTTGGCCTCCGCGCCTGCGATGACGCTCTGCGCGAGCGACCCGTTGAGGCTGATGCCCTGGCGGGTGAGATCCTGCTCGGCGCGTTGGCGCGCCACCGCGACCGCCTGCGCCTCGGCGCCCTGGCCGATGAGATCGATCCGCTTCCGGATGCCGTCGGCCTCCAGCCCCTGGTCGCGCAGCATCTGACGCAACTGGGCGTCCGACTGCTCGCGCACCATCTGCGCGGCGTGCTCGGCATCCGCCTGCGCCTGCTGCACGGTGATGAGCTGCCCGCGCTGGCGCGCCTCGACCTGCATCTGCGCGGCGCGGGCCCGCTCCTCGACCGTGACGGCCCGGGTGCTGGCGATGTCGATCCGGCGCTGCTCCGCCGCCTTGTCGCCAGCGGTGAGCCGCTCGCCCTCGGCGTTCGAGGTCGTCTTCACCACGTGTTCGAGGATGGAGCCGGCCTCGGCCAAGTCCTTCACATTGTCGACGCGCTTCATCAGCTCCGGGTTGCCGGACTTGAGCGCCTCGTCTGCCGCAATCTGGAAGTCCTTGTACTTCCGCCAGGAGTCGGACCCGAGACCGGCCTCCTCGGTGAGCTTCTTCAGCTCGTTGGACTTCCGGTTTAGGCTGGCTTCCAGTTCCTTACGCTCAGCCACCTCCAGCTCTTCGCGCTTCGTGGCGGCGAGCTTCTCCATGTACTTCTGGAGCTCGGACTGCGCGCTCTGAAGTTCGGTCGGCCGCGAGGGCGGGATCGGAACCGCGGTCGTGCTGGCGACGGTCGGCGAGGTCGGCGGCACGTAAGCGCGCCGCGTGCCGCCGGGCTGCACGAGGTTCTCGGCGTCAGCCGCCTTCAACGCCTCGACCCGGTCCTGCAGCTCCTTTAGCCGATCCGCAGGCGACGGGCCCTTGGTGAGCCGGTCGATGAAGCGCCCAACGGCGTTGTCGGCGTCGCTGGCGCCGTTCTTGATCGCCTCCCACGCGCGCGCGACGGCACCCTGGGCGGTCTCCGATTTCGCCAGGGCGGCCGGCAGCCGCTCCACAGCGAGACGGATTGCGTCCTGCTCCTTGCCGGCCTGGAACAGGCTCTGGATCACGCGGAGGGTGCGCGCGTCGAGGAACTGGAGCTGATCGTTCAGCCGCGAGATGCCCTCGACCGTCCCGAACGCCGTCAGCTTGTCCTTGATGCCGTCGAGGTCGGTGCCGAAGGTGGCCGCCAGATCCTTCGAGACGGCGATCAGCTTCCCGATGTTCTCGGGCCCGATCCGACCGGTGGCGGCCAACGTCGCGCCTAGGGCGGAGGCCTGCCGCACGCTGATGTTGCCGGCCGCGGCCGCGGAGGCGGCGAGCTTCTCGAACGCATCCTGGGTCAGCCCGGTCTCACGACCGAGGCCCTGCAGCGTGACGCTGACCTTTCGGCTATCGTCGTCGTACCGGCTCCAAGCCATGTAGCCGAGCACGACCGCGCCGGTCAGGGCGCCGATCGACACCACGGCCGGGGTGAGGAAGCGGGCGATGACCCCGCCGACGCCCCGGATCGTAGCCATGACCCCAGCTTCGCCCAGGACTTGCCCGATCTGGCCGGCCTGCTGGGCAAACACCTGGAAGAGGGGCGCACCGCTCGCGAGCGAAGTCGCCACGTCGTTGAGCTGGTAGCCGAGATTCTGGAGTTGATGGGCCGCGATGCCGGACGAGGCGGCGTGGTTGGTGTTGGCCGCCGACGCGCGGTTCATCGCCACCGCTACACCGCTGTAGCGGTCCTGCGCCAGCTTCAGCAGCTCGCCCTCGCGCGTAGCGCTGATGATGCCCTGCGATCGCGCGCGCTCGATGTCCTTGAGCGCGGCCTCCATCTGCTTCTGAGCGCGGTACTCGGCGTCCAGGCTGCGCTGCAGCCGGTCGGCGGCCGCCGCGGCACTGATGCGGTACTTGGTGGTCCGGTCACCCGCGACCGCCACCTGCGCCTCGGACGCCGCGAGGTTATCGTTGGTGGTCGCCAGCTTATCCAGGCTGGTCCCGAGCCGGTTGGCGGCCGCGATGGTCTCGTTGACGCCCTCCGTGGAGGCGACAATCCGGATCTCCTGGATTGTGTCGAGATCGGCCATCGGATCCCCTACGGTTGTACCTCCCGCCCGTCGCGCTATCTGCGCGCCGTCGACAGGGAGACGTGAATGGTTCGGTGGATTGTGGCGGCCCTAGCGTGCTGCGCGGCGGGCGCGGCTCAAGCTCAGGTGCGGCTGGTAAGGGATTCCGGGGCGGTGGCAGGCTGCACCCGTCTGACCGAGATCACCGGATCTTCGCTGATCGGCGGCGCCCTCGGCCAAGTCGGCTACGAGAACATGCTCTCCGAGATGCGGGAGAAGACGACAGCCGCAGGCGGCAACCACCTGCTGCTGATCGACGTCCAGTCCGGGATGATGGGCAACCGCGGGATCGGCGAGGCCTACCGGTGCGAGCCCGAAGCTGCTCCGGCGGCCCGCAAGAAGCGGTAACGGTCAGGCCGGCCGCTTCGCCGGATCGTTGGCCGCCTTCTTCCCAAAGACCGCTCTCGACCGAGCCTTGAGGGCCCCCATCACGGTGCGCACGCCCGCGATGTCGTCGGCGGCCACCTCGATCTCGGGCTCGCGGTCGTCCTTCTTGGCATTGAGGATCGCGAGGACCGCGGCGTCGATCTCCCGGATCAGCGAGATCTCCCACGGCGTCGGCTCGGCCCGGGACAGGGCGGCCCAGGCCGCGATCTCGCCGTAGCTGATCGGCAGCAACCCGAAGCCGTTGTTGCCCCGGGTCGCCGCCACCGCGCAGAACCAGTTCCAGACGTGCTCAAGCGCGGCGGGGTAGGCGACGGGCCCCTTGGCCCGCCGCGCCATGTGCTCCGCGTAGGCGATCAGCTCGCCGACGGCGTCCGCAAAAAATTGGCCCGGTCCTCCACGAACCGCTCGACCTGCTCGCGCAGCCAGGGCAGCCGCTTGTAGGCCTCGCGGACGTTGTCCGGGGTGCACTCCTTCGGGGAGCCGCCGAACTCGATGCCGCTCCACGAGATCGTGCAGGCGACGAGGCGCGCGATGCTGTCGGCCTCCAGGCCCTCGGAGGTCAGTGCGACACGCCGGCCCGACGCCTGGGTCGCGAGCCGCTTGTTGGTGATGGCGCGGTCCGCCTTGCGGAAGCGCTCGCTGTCCTGCCCGGCGAGGGTGATAGTCAGCGCGGCGCCGCTGGTATCGGTCAGCACCGCGCCTGAGACCGGGTGCTGCACCTCCATCTTGGCGCCCTGCTCGGCGACGGTCGTGGTTTCGAGGGTCGAGAGGTCCATGTCGTTCCTGCTTTCCGGGATAGCCGGGATGCGGTGGTGGGGCGTGGCGCTCCCGGCAGAACACCACGCCCCTCACGCACAAGCCGCCGCGGGGGGCCGCGGCCGCGCGTGATCTGGATCAGACGATGTGGCCGAGTTCCTCGAATATCTCGGAGTTGATGCCGATGGAGAAGTTGCGGCGCAGGACGTTGTCCGAGGTGCCGACGTTCTTCTTCTTCGACATCACCAGGCCGGCGAAGTATTCGATGGTGTTGTCGTCGTCGTCCGTGGGGCCGTCCGGCGTCTCGATGCGGAAGGCGTAGTTCGAGGAGCTGCCCTCGGCGAGGATCATCGCGAGCTGGCCGGGATCGCCCTGGACGAGGCCGACGGCCAGCGCCAGCGTGCCGGCGTCGCGCACGCCCTTCGCCTTCTCCTTGCGGCCGCGGCCGACCTCGGAGAACTCGACCGCGGCGGACTCGTCGCCATAGTCGCCGAAGCTCTCGACCTTCTTGATCTCGGTCCAGGTCGTGATCGCCTTCAGGCTGGTCAGCGTCACGGTGTCGGGATCGACGGCCGTGCCGATCCAGATGCGGGTTCCTGAGGCGGTTTTGATCGCCATGACAGGTGTCCTTTTCGATTGTCACGGCTGCCCATGCCGCAGAAGGGCTCGCACAGGCTCGCGCTGGGCAACGCGGCCATCTCAATACTTCGTCAATCCTCGTCGGGATCGTCGAAGTGATAGAGGTACGGGACGACGACCGAGGCGAGGAAGTAATTGCCGTTATCGTTGTCGTCGTTCATCAGAGGCGAGGTCGGCGTCTGGAACTCGATGCCGTTCTTCTTCAGCGACCGGAACAGCCGCTCGACCTCTTCGGCCCGCCGCGCGAGCCAATCCGTGCCGGATCCGACCTCGGCCAGGATCACGATGCGCGCCGCGCCCTCCTCGACATAGCTGCGGCTGTGCGTGGTGCGGTCGGAGTTCGCGACCGGGAACTGGACGTAGAAGTACGGGTTCGGTGCCTTCGGCGCCTTGCCAGCACCGTTGGGGTAGACGCCGACCAGCGGCGGCCCATCGGCAGGCGTCCACGCGGTGAGCACCTGCTTCACCGTGTCCATCACGAGCTTCTTGGCCATGGCGTCAGCGCATCGTGATGACGATGGCGGGCTGCCGGGTGTCGCGCTCGCGCTTGATGATGTCGTGCGCCGCGGCGCGCCCGAACTTCTGGCGGAGCTCGTACTTCCCGACGTTGTAGACGATCGCGCCTTCCTGGAAGGAGCGGAAGGTGAAGCGGATCCGGGCGAGGTTGCCGAAACGGCGCTGCGCTAGGGCGGCGACCACCTCGTAGACGCCCTCCGGCGCCTGCGGGGACAGCCCGCGCTCGATCTTCCGCGCGTAGGGCACGGTCGAGAGGAACACGAATACCTCGCCGGAGACCGGCGCCGCGGGGTCGGCCTGCTCGCCGTCCGCGAAGAACACGTGGCTCTTGCTGTACTGCGGGCTCTTCGGTGTGCGGCCCACCGGCGAGTGGATGATGAGCTGCTCGTCGATCCACTCGAACAGCTCGGTCGCGAGGCTGAACCGGAAGACGATCTCGCCCCGGTCCGGGTTCACCGATTCCAGGGGCGCCTCGGCGCGCCCGTCCACGAAGGTGTCGTGCGGCGGGGTTCGACCGATCGCCCGGGCGTTCTGCGCCTGGGTCTCGGCCAGCACGCGCCGCGCCGCGCTGGCGATCAGCCGCTGACGCTCCTGCGGGGCGAGCGCGCGCTGCACGGCGAGCGTGAGATCGCGCGAGAGCGGGCGGAGGCGCGTGGCGCGCGCCATCAGTTCCCGCCCCTCACCGTCACGTTGAGCCGCACCAGCACGTCTTTGAGGCGCACCGGATCGGTGAACTGTACGGTGCGCAGCAGGCCATCCACCTTGATACCGTCGCCGCGCTCCAGCGGCTCCTCGACGAACTCGGCCGGCAGGTCGGTCGGGCTGAAGATCAGCAGCGTGTCGCCCTGCTGGAGGCCGCCAACGAGCTCATTGGGCCTGTAGCCCCGGACCCACGCCTTGCAGCCCTTCTCCAAGGCCGGCGCGTTCGCCACGACGCGGCGCAGGCTCACGCTCTGGCCGTGCTCGGCAATCTGCCGGTCGAGGCTGGCGATGGCGTCCGCCGGCGTCACAGCGCCCAGACCTTGTAGGGCGCGAGCAGACTGTCGACGGTGGTCTGGATCAGCTTCTGCGCCACGTCGGACACGGTCCACGTCTTCGTGCCGATGCCCTCGACCTCATCGCTGCGTAGGGCCAGATCCTGGCTGCCGAGCGAGCGCAGATGCGTCGCCGCGAGCACAACGGCCTGCCGCGCCGGCGCGAGCCGCAGGTCGTCGGCATCGTACCCGGCCTCGAAGCGCACGCGCACCGCCTCCGGGCCGCGGGCGGCCGCCGGCCAGGACGCGCTGCCCTTCGGCGCGATCGACCCCGTGGTGGTGCCGAGGCCGAGCACGCGCAGGTCGGCCGCCGCGATCTCCTGCTGCTCGCCGTCGGCGCCCTCGTAGGTGACCGAGATCACCTTCCGGAGCGGCGGGTACGGCAGGAACAGGCACGGGTCGCGGAAGCGGTCGAAGACCACCTCCAGCGTCTGGACGCCGAAGGCCCGGCCGACCCAGCCGAGCGGGGGCTCGATCCCCGCCTGCGCGACGGCGAGCAGCGCCTCGATGCGCGCCTCGGCGTCTTCGGCAAGGACCGGCGCCCATGCCTTCGCGTCCGCGGCCGAGATGATCGGCTGCGGCGGCGTGATGATAGTCGCGGCCACGGTGGCGCCCTCGTGCCTTCAGCGCTCAGTCGGCCTTGGCCGGCTTGACGGGCTTCTCGGCCGGCTTGGGCGGGGTTGCCGGCTTCACCTCCTCGATCAGCCCGGCGGCCGTAAGATCCTTGACCACGGGCGCGCTCAGCATGGTGACGGAAGCGCCACGCCGGAACGTGGTCGAGCCGTGGCGAAAGGTGCGCAGAGCCTTGAGTTGCATGTCACCCTCCTGGTGACGGGGCGACCGGGATTGGTCGCCCCGCTACGTGAGGCGATCAGCCGGCCGCGACGGCCGCGCCGAAGGCGCCGGTGACGAAAGCCTCGGGCCGCTTCACGGCGAGCGCCAGGCGCTCCTCGCAGCGGATCGAGACCATGTTCTTCTCGAAGTCGTCGACGTTCTCGGTCGAGATGACGACGTTCGCGTCCTCGCGGTCGAACAGCTGAGCGCCGGTCTGGAACGCGCCAGCCAGGAACTCGCCCTCGAACTCGGGGGCTTCGGTCGCCACGACCGGTAGGCCCCAGAGGGTCGGGCCAGCGAGACGCAGCGGATTCGCCAGGATGTACTGGCCGCTGTCGTCTTTGGTGAGCTCCATCTTGGCCCAGTCGGTGAAGTGGACCACGAAGCCGTCGACGGGCAGGCGCGCGAGCTGCGCCTGCAGGATCGCGAGGCGCAGATCGTCGATCTCCGTCCGCGCGGTCGGCGCGAATGCCGGGGAGAACGCAGAGGCCTGCGGGACGATACCGTGCAGGTGGCCGGAGGCGCCCGAGCCGAACAGGATCTCCTGCTCCTCGACGTACTTCAGACCGTACCGCATCTCGGCGTCGACCGTGGACTGCAGCTGCGCGAAGTCGTCCAGGATCTGCTTCGACGCCTTGAACATGTGTGCGATCGTGGCGACCGGCGTGATCTTGGTGTCGAACTGGATGTCCGAGTAGGGCTTGGGGGTCCCCTCCGGGACGATCTTGGCCGCGTTCGTGAAGCCCGTCTGCTGCACCCAGAAGATGGCCGGGCTGGTCGTGCGACCCGGCGCGATCAGGTCGCGGATGAAGAGGCGCTGCTTGGGCATCACGTCGATGCCGGGCAGGCGCTGCGGCTCGACGACACCCTCGGGGATATTCGTGCTGAGCGTCGCATTCTTCACCGGAACCGAGACGCGGCGGCCGCCCTGGACGCTCGCGGCGAAGGACTTGACGCCCTCGGCCTCGACCAGCTGGGCGCCGACCGACTTGCGCGGTTCCGCGCCGCCGCCACCACGGCGGGCGTTCTTCTGCTCGACCTCCCCGAGGCGGGCTTTCAGATCGTCGACCATGCCCGTGAGGGTGGTCTGCGCCGTGGCGAGCTGGTCAACGGCCGCCTTGGTCTCGGTGGACAGATTGCCCGCCGCCCTGACTTCACGCATGGCCTCGTCGGCCTTCTTGGTGAACTCGTCGCTCACACGCACGAGCTCGTTGGAGACCTGCTTAAGCAGGTCGCGGGTTTCGTCAGCCATGATGGTGTCTCCTGGGCGCCTCAGGCCCGGGTGAGCTTCAGCCGAGCGAGCGCGAGGCTCACGGCGGTGGTGCCGTCGTCATCGACGGCGTCGGCAGCGCTCGGCGTGCCCTGACCGCCAGCGCTCGGCGTGGCGGTCAATTCCTTGATCAAGGCGCGGCGCTCGGTGCGCGGCACCTCGGCTTTGGCCAGAAGGCGATCAATGCGGGAAAGCGCGGAGGCCCTGCCCCCCTTCTCTTCTTTCACCGCATCGGAAGCCAGAAGGCCGTCGGCGAAGCCCTTGGCGACAGCATCGCTGCCGTTCATCCAGGTCTCCTTGTCCATCATCGCGGCGATCTCGTCGGCCGAGAGACCGGTGCGGGTCGCGTAGATGTCCGACAGAGCGGCATCGAACGGCTCCAGGGTGTCGGCCGCGTCCCGCAGATCGTGCCGGTTGCCGAGCGCCATCACCCAGGCGTTGTGGATCATCAGGAAGCCGCTGCGAGCCACCTGAACGTCGTCTCCGGCCATGGCGATGAATGAGGCCGCCGAGGCGGCGAGGCCCAACACCTTCACCGTCACGCGCCGCTCGTCCTCGGCCAGCAGATTGTAGATCGCCAGCCCCTCGAACACGTCCCCTCCGGGCGAGTTAATCTGGACGGTGATCTCGTCGCCCTTGATTGCCCGCAGCGCGCCCGCGACCCGCTTCGCCGTCACACCTTCGCCGAACCAGTCGGCGCCGATCGGGTCGAAGATCGAGATGGTATTCTCGTCGTTCCCGGCCGCGGCACGGATCCCAGTGTGCCATCGGTCCATGGCGCCCGGCAGGATGTCGGAGCGGACTGCGGCGGGGGTGGCGGCGAGCGGCGCCCGCGGAAGCTGGCGGATGGTCATTCGTCGTCAGCGGCCCGGGTGCCGCTCCCCTGGTTGCTCGGCCGCTGCTGGCCGGCGAGTGCAAGCGGGATGAGCGTGGAGTTCACCAGCAGCTGATCGCCGCCCTCCATCTGCTCCATGTTCTCCTTCGCGCGGGCTTGGTTGGGCGTCATGATCGCGTTCTGAATCGCGCCCTGGTAGAATTTCATCCGGCCGGCGCTGTCTGCACGGAGCAGCCCCTCGACGTTGAACTCGGCGAAGAAGCGTCGCTGCTCCTCCGGGGTCAGCAGCCGCTTCGATATCGCCTGCTCGATCCGCTTGAGGTACGGCCGCAGCCCGAGCGTTAGCCAGGACTGCATGATGTGCTCCACCCCGGAGCCCCACATCGTCTGACCCTCGGCCGAGTGCCCGATCACGATGGGCGGGACCCCGAGCCAGCGGCAGATCTCCTCGACATTGAACTTCCGCGACAGGATCAACTCGGCATCGTGCGGCGAGATGTTCACGGGCTGGAAGGCGACGCCCGCCTCGAGGATGCCCACTCCCGGCGCGTCCGAACCGCTGTAGCGCTCGGCGAAGTTCTTGCGCGCCTGCTCTCTCTGCTCGGAGGTCAGCTGCGACGGGAAGGTGAAGAAGCCCTTGGCCCGCATCCCCTTCGAGAACAGCTGTCCGGCCGCCTTGTCGGTGGCCATCGCGATCCCGAGCGTCTGCCGCGCGTATGCCACGGGCGACATGCCTGAACGCCCGTCGCCAAATGCCCGGACGTGGAACACTTTCTCCTCTGGAAGGGTCACTTCCTTGCCGCGGTCGACGAAGCGGTAGCGCAGCGAGCCGTCCTGCTGCTCGTCGACCGCGGTGTCGGCGGGCATTGCGTTGAGCGCGATCAGAGTCCGGCCCGATGAGACCTTTTCTGCGAACCCATTTCCGGTTGTGCAGAGCCCCAGGACGCGCCCCTCCCAGAACTCGACGGCGGTCTGATCGGCGTTCGGAGTGTCACGCAGGAGCCGATACAGCGGATGGTCCGGGGCCGGCACACGGTCGCCATTCGACTTCCGCTCGTAGACCGTGATCGGCAGCGTCGCGATAGTCTGAGCGGTGATCCGAGCGCAGGCCCAGAACGCCGACAGATTCATCGCGCCTTGGACCGTGACGCGCTCGCCCGACCAGCTGTCGGTGCCGTGGTAGTCCGACCAGAAGTCGCCATCCCGCGCCGTCACGCGCCGGCCAAGCCAGCGGAGCCACCGCATCACACGAAGACCGCGTTACTGAGGAAGTCGTCGAGGTTCACGGGCTCGTCCTTCCGGTCTCGCGACTTCAGGCCCATCAGCATCGCGAGCGCGACCGCGCCGTCGATGCGGAACC